CAAAATGTTTATTAAGCATTTCTATACGATCTTCTGCCATAGCCATCTTATCAAGTTCTTCTTGAATAGCTTCAACAATATCGCTATGTTCACCAATACCAACACTCTGATTCATATAAACCATAATATTTGTTTTGGCTCTTTCTAGTTCACCTTCGGCATGCATTCTTGCTGCCTTCACTAATTGTGTACTCATATTCATTTAATTTTTTCCTCTATATTTACAACTACTGCAGTATTCCACTTTTCAGCTTCTACTTTTGCTTCTTTTTCTGTATTAAAAACTCTTGGGTTTCCATTTGTACGCCATGAACCCTCATCTGTTTTACAAATATATTCATAACCTTCCATTGGAAATGGTTCAAACATCACTGCGTATTTCATTATATATCCTTCTTCGTTGTCACTAAAAACTTTCTTTGTGGATTTATCATCACATTAAGTTTATTCATTACAAATCTATTTAATAATACATCTGTACCCATTTTAGTTCTGTCATCTAATCCAAACATAAACTCATGTGTAGAACCAAAAAAAGTTAAATTTAATTTTACAACATATCTTTCATCAACTCCAGCACCTGTTTGGGCTTCATACTCTTTAACTAGATTGGTGGTAATAGTTTTTCCACTATTAGTGAATGTCACTTTGTTACCGTTTACTTTAATATTTTCAGCATGCAACACTGACAAAACAGAATTGCCTGTATCAAACTTTGCAACTCTTTCTCCAAAAGGTTCTATCTCAACAATCTCATTATATCCACATTGGTCAGGTACAGAGTATCTTACATCTGGATTTAAAAAGTGTGTTAGAACTTCTTTAGAGATATTTTTATTAGTTGCCTCTTCAATACCATCTGTGCCTGGCGAACTATTTACTTCTAGTATGTATGGTGGTTTCTTTTCTCTATTTTTTGCTGGAATAAAATCAACCGCAGTAAAGATGCCATCTACAGCTTTGGCTGCTAGTAAGCATTGTTCCTTTTCCATAGAAGTTAATTCATATGCAGAAACATTTCCACCCTGAGAATAATTTGATCTAAAATCACCTTCAACTACATTTCTTTTCATAGTTGCAATGACACGATCACCTAATACAATAACACGAATATCACCATCAGTTTTAATGTATTCTTGAATTAGTAAATCACTATCTTCATCAGTCTTATAAACCAATTGCACGATAGCATCCAAAGACTTTTTAGATTCAATAAACAATACACCAACACCCTTAGAACCTCTTAGTGTTTTCATAATAATTGGAAACTTAGTATCTAAGGCTTCAAGAGAATTATCTATCATATCTTTATTTGGTATTAAAATTGTTTTTGGTTGTGTCAACCCATATTCTTTTAATCTAACGTAGTTACGATATTTGTCTGCACAAATATTGATAGTGGTTCTACTATTAACACAACAATAACCTAGTCTTTCAAACTCAGATATTAAATCTAAGTGACTATCTTTTGATGGTGTACCACGAACAAAAATAATTGTGTTAGAAGAATTTGTTTGAAAACCTTTGTCATCATTCATTTTATGAATAAAATGATTACCATCAGCATACCTTAAAGTAGCACCATCAAATTGCACAATAGTATTTTGCAATCCAAGCTTGGTTGCTTCCTTTGAAAGTTTTTTTGCTGTAATTGATTTATCACCATGTTCAACAGTGAGAATTACAACTCTATACTTTTCATCTTTCGACTCAGTTATGAATGACTTGAAAGCTTCCAAACTAACCCTCTCTTTTTTTACCTATGTTATATTTAGTTTCAAGAATCCACTCACTTTTTTCTTTGAATGAAATTATTTTAATTTGACTAAGTGGAGCTATCGGTTCAGTTTTACCTGTTATCTCGACTAAACCCCAATCAGCTAATAGAGTAGAAATCCTATTTCGTCTAGCAATATCATTTTCTGATAAGTTAGTATTTTTACCATCTAACGCAAATAATTCTTTAAAATGCACAATAAAGTATTTACCCTGCTTATGTAATATATGACAGGATTGATATAGTTTCTTTTCTTTTCTTGATGCAACTCCGATACGAGAGAGTGTTTCTCGTATCTTTAAAAAATCGTCTGGTTCTTTCAGAACAACTTCAAGCATATGGTCTTGTGTCCAATTAATGTTTTCCATTTTTACCACCTTTATTCAAGCTATTTTTGATAGCCTTTATCTGATCATCATCAAGTACATTAAGGGCAGACTTTGCCTTTTCATTTGAGTATCCAAAATACTCTTTAACATACTCTAGATTTGTTACTTTGTTCGCCTTCATCCACGGTGTAAACCTTTTCCGTGATCTGATACTATTTAGGAAAAAGTCAAATTGTAACTTATGATCTAAATGAGAGTTAACATTCATCTCATTTACAAGCATGATGGTATCTGGAAATGGTGCCAGACATTTGTTTACGATGAAAGGTGGATATTTCTTTTCCCACATTTCATCGTCTGTGTCCATGAGGTTTTTCTTTTCATGGTTGATTGAGTTTAAATAGTCTTTAAGTTCATAGGTCATTTGAACTTCGCTTGACCCATAATCTCAGTCATACAAGCCAAAAGATTAATCTCTTGATCTGCAACAAAGGCGGACTTATATGAATAGTCTGCCAGTATAACTACAACATGAGGAATAGTAGAACCATCAACACAATCGTACAAATTATCGTACAAGCGTCGAAAAATGCGTACAGGATCGTTATCAAGATTTTGTACAATCCACTTACGGACATTTGTAAACTCCTTCTGTTTTAGAGAATGCATTAGTTCATTTATATTTGAATCAGATATATTTACTAGGATACCCGCATCTATAATACCAGATGCAGCATACCTTTGAAGTTCATTCAAAACTCTACGCCAGTCTGGAAAGAACTTATTCAGAAGTTCAGCAACAGCCTTTGGATCAAACTTAACATCTTCTTTAGTAAGAACAGTTTGAACTCTTGCAAAAAACTCTTGTGCAAGTTTAGGTTTCTGATCTTTTGGGATGATAAAATCTACAACGCTACAACGAGAATGTAGTGGTGGTATCAATCTGTTTTTGTAATTACAAGTTAGAATAAATCCACAATTCTTATGGAACTCTTCCATGAAACCACGCAAAGCTGGTTGAGTAGATTGAGCATTTAGATAATCTGCCTCATCTAAGATAATGTATTTACGCCCACCTTCAAGTGAAACTGTGGATGCAAAGTTTTTAATTTTAGTTCGTAACACATCAATACCAGATTCCTCAGAACCATTTATCATCATATACGTTGCACCTATTTCCTCAAGCATGGCTTTGGCGACAGTAGTTTTACCTACGCCTGGGCCACCAGACAAAATTAAGTTTGGTATATGTTTGTCATTGACAAATTCAGTAAATGTTTTCTTTAGATCATCTGGTAAGATGCAGTCACGAATAGTAGACGGGCGGTATTTCTCCACCCACAAAAAAGTTTCCATAATATAAATTTCCTAAATTAAACTTTGTAAGTTGATTCGGGCTCAAGTGCTATCCAGTATTCTACTGGAGAACTTTTATTTGTATAGTGACTAATGTTCTTAGATGAAATCTCTACATCATAAGTACCATCAAGCAGTTTCATATTTTCTACTTTGAAGAAGAAGTTAAACTCACCTTCACCATCAGTAGCAACATCAAGAGAATAGTTGTTTGCAGTATCGTTCTTCTTATCTTTTACAGTAAGAGAACTACCACTACCATTCTTTTCCAGAACCATATCTGGAGCACCAATCACACCAGCAGCCTTTTTAAGCTTAGATAGATCATCATTACTCATTGTAAAAGTAACTTCTTGTGATGGCATAGTAATCATTTTACTAGGACTTGTAACAACTGATGGATCAGAATAAAAGTACTTCAAAGAGTTGGAAGTATTATTTTCCTCAGTAATCATAACATGATTTTCTGAAAAATCCAGTACAGGGTTTGTAAACAAAGACATAGATGCAAGAAACTCATTCAAGTCATAGATTGCTACTTCTTGTGGAAATGTTTCTTCTACATCGGCCTTAGCAACAATGTTCTTCATTGCAGACATTGTTGTAATTGTATTGCCCTCTTTAATCACTAGATTTTGATTAATAGTAGCAAAGTTCTTCAATACTGAAGTGGTATGGTTACTCAGTTTCATAATTTATAGTCTCCTCAATTTCTTTTATTTGATATTCTAAAACATTTATTGCAGTGTGTATATGCCCAGTAGCAGAGGGCCGTAGTTTTTCTTTTAGTAAGTCTATTTCTTGACTAAGAACTAACAGCCTAGCATGCTGCGATGGTACTTGTGTCACTTCTGATTCTCCAATTCTTTTTAACGAATTGTAATATGAAAGTTTCAATGTCACTTCTGATTCTCCAATTCGTTGATGTATAATGCTATTATACCATAATGTATAACCTTTAACAAGTCTTTTCTGTCCTTGCCATTCTTTTTTCCATACCGTTGTGCATACTTTAGTATGTTACCGATACAAAACCCTTCACCATGACCACCATCTATAATGAACTCTGTAGCTTGGAACTTATCCTTGCTGTAGTGTGCATCATAGGTTGAGTCAATATACTCCTTTAATTCTTTTAAAGTAGTATTTTCATTATATTTGTAATTCATTTAATTTTCAGACTCCACAGGATAAATACTAATATTAGCAGAAAAGGTTCTACGTTCACCTTCACCAAAGAATGGGTTTACACTATGACGTAACCAAGATGGGAACATTATCAAAGTACCTTCAACTGGTTTAATATATTCCTCAGTAATAGGTCTAAGCATATTTACATCACGCTGGCCATTTGTGCCCCAAGTCAAATAAGTAAATCCATCAGTGGCACCAGAAGAACTATTTAAACCTTCAAATTCTTCATCTGGATTTCCAAGCTTACTAATCTGTTCTGGAACTTTCATATAAAAGATACATGATAATCCCATTGGCGATTTTGTCCCATGATCATGTAGAGGATTATAATCACCTTCATAACTGTGAACCGTCCACATACTATCTACTGATGTACTACAATCTTTATGTAAGGTACTTTGGATATACTGCTTTGCAAGTGTTTCTAAAACACCACCAAACATCTCGCCGACATCATCACCTTCATGTGGAAATGTTAATTGTTTAGATTTTTCATTACGATTGATTTGACCAATCAGTCCTTTTGAATGATCTTCATCATTTGGAATAATTACATTATCAATATGATCATTTAATTCCGCAATAATTTCCTCTGGAAATTCAACCTTCATAATATTTACAGCAAGTTGAGGACGCATATTGATTTTTATACCAACATTTGGGTCTTCAACTTCAACTGAATCATATGAAGCTCCACCAACTTGATTTTTTGGATGAAAGAAATTATCTTCATTTAATTCATTAAGTTTACCCGCAGCTTCAAATTCATTATATTCAATTCTATCGTCTACTTGTTTAAGTTTACGTCTGCGTTTATCATCCATATAGTTTTGGAGATTACCCAAGGCAGCACTTGCATCAATATCTAACAGCTCTTTATTCTTATGCTTCCACTTATCTCGCCATTTATTCCAGAGAATTATCTGATTCTCTGTACCTTCAGATTCTGGAAACAATTCATAATCTTCTACTTTTTTTCTCATTTCTGTAATTCCTTAAATAATCTTTTCAAAGTAGTTTTATTTTTACGTTCAGCATCCCAATCAGATTTTAACTTTGCATCTGTTAGAGCAATTGCATCTGAGTGCATCTTACCCCAATCATCAACAGTTAAAGGTTTGCTCTCTACAGTTCTTTTTACTACTTTACCATTATGTACTTCTTCAATACCAATTTCCATTGGTGTAGGTAAATCTATGATGTGGGTTTTACCCTTCCACCATGGCTGTTCATAATAAGCTTTGTTTTTATTGGACATATTTTACCCTTAATTCTAACCATAATACCACAAAAGGGGAGTCTTGTCAACCCCCCTTTTGCTTTTTTTTATTATTTGATTTGAATTAATTTTGGCTTCTTTTCTTCTGGAATGATTTGTTCCAGAGTAATTGTAAGAAGTCCATTTTCTAATTTTGCATCATTAACAACAATGTCATCTGCAAGAGTAAACTTACGGTCAAATTTTCGATAGGAAATACCACGATGGACGGTTGCC